ACAAGCCATTGCAGAAGTCATGATCGACAGGCATGTCCACCTGAGGCAGCTTGAGCAGCTCGGCCTCTAGGCGATAGATTGGCAGGTGCTCGGCTGGCACGCCAGCTTTGACTTCCTGAACCGCAACATGACTCATCGAAAACTCCTGTGCAGGGGCTTGTGAGCTACTGGCGGCTCGAACGGCTCAGTGCTGACTATTTTCCCACATTTTGGCATTTGGTCAATCTTCCATTTCAAATTCACGTTCTTCCCATGCCTGGCAGACGCGCAGGTCGTGGCAAATGAACTCGAATTTGGTGCAGTAACCACGGAAACCAGCATCGGTGTCCCAGTCATTGCGTGGGATACGCTCCATCTTGGCCTGTGTCATGGTGCTGTTGTCGTAGTACTCGCAGTTTGAGCAGCGACGACGACGAGCTTCTTTTTCGTCCACTTGCATGGCCTTGCCCACAGCGATCCAGTAGGTCTTGTTGGCCGTTGGCTCGTTGCTTGGATTCTCAGGGCCAAGCATCCAGTCATCGATGGCGATCTGGGTGTTCTTTTTATTCTCGGCTGTGCTGATGAATTCCTCATCCATTGGCAAGCCCATAAAGCCCTTTGGCATCATCATGAATTTGTCCATGCTGTTCTCCTTGATTAAGTGATTTCGCGGCCAGATGCGCGGATGGTCAGCGATGTGGCTGCGCTGGCGATTGTGCTGATAAAACTTCCTGATTCCAGCGCTTGGCCAACCAGCTCTGGGAACGTATATGTTTCATCAGGTGCAATGCTTCGAGTGTCCACAATCAAGTTGGTCACGCCAGCTGTGCCGCCACTGGTCACTAAGTTGACGCTGATCGTCACATTGCCTGCCGTGGTATTGGTGGCTGTGAATTTGTCGATTAGCGCTTTGCAGTTGACTGCGGTGTACTGCGTAGTCTGGGCGTTTTCGGCCTGCTTTGGTGGGATCAGAACCTTGATTGATACGGTCATTTCATTCTCCTTATGTGGCTTCGCCACCGCTGGCGATGATTGTGAGGCCAGCAGATGCTGCCTGAATTTGGATTGTGTCGCCTGCGTTCAGCACCTCAATGCCGTTGTATTGCAGAGCATTGTTGGCTGGGACTGACACATCGTATAGGAATGCATTGCCAGTGCCTGCCGAACCTGCAGATGGCACTAAGAACACGCGAACATTGATGGCCGCTGCCGTGGTGTTGGCAATGCTGAATTCCTTGAGCAATGTGCGTGTGCTGGCCGGTACGGTGTAGAGCGTGGTCACGCCTGTAGTGATGGCCGCTTGGCCAAGTTTTGCGGGTGTAATTACATCGAAAGCCATGTGAGCACCTGATTAGATCGCACTGAGGCGGTTTGGTTTGCATAAGGCAAGATGCCATTTACATCATGCGCCAGTTCGATATTGTTACGCACAGGAGCCAGTGCAAGCAAGTCAAGTGCTTGGGACAAGCGTGGAATGGCATCCAAGGCCTGTTGAATTTTGGCATTCAGGACAGCGTCATCGACTGCTGTATCCTGCGCCAGTGCACTGATCTGAGCCAGCGCGTTGTTGGCATTGGCCGCTGCCGTGTCTGCTTGATACTCGAAGTCTGTTCCTGTAATGACCTGAATTTCATCCACAGTAGAAAAAAGCAATTCAAACTGTCTAATCTGTTGCTGATCAGTCAGAAAAGTTGCAAGCTGATCTCGCGTCAGATTTAGTCTGCGGGATGTTGGTGAGGTTGCCATCAGAATGCCAATGCCTCAATCTGAGCTTCAAGACGAACAAATGACACATGAGCATCGCTATCACCACGGAAGCGCTGGATGCGCCAGTTGCGCATGTGGCCTTGCTGAAACCACGCCAATCGCTTAATGGTATTTCCAATCGTGCCAACAGTGATGTATCTGTCTTGGCTCCATGACTTTCCATCCACACTGTAGCTGGTGCTGATCTGTGGGTTGGTTCCTAAAACCACGCTGCCAGTCAAGCTGACTAGCTCTAGCTCGTTAAAGATTGCGCCATTTCCCTCATTGTAGACAATCAGAGTGCCAAATTCCCAGCGCACCTGTTGTCCCCAATGCTCACCAGTGCTTTGCACAAAGTATCCGATAGAGTTGGACTGTGGATCGCCAACCAACCACTTGTCGTAAATCCAGACCATATTGCGTGCGCGATACTGTGAAAATCCGACTACTGTGCTGGCCAACGTAAACCAGACCGCCTCGCCCAATGCCTCGGATGCTGATGCATCATAGACAATGGTGCGGTCTGGAAGATGAACATAAAGGTGCAGATGATTCTTGTCGTTTCGTGCTTCTAGTTGGACGCGAACCAGCTGTGCTTCTGTGTATTGCAACAGCAGATTGTCGATCTCTTGCGTGCTAAGTTTCTGGGTTGTTGCTGATGCGCCAATGTAAATGGATGGCGCTTCGTTTCGGCCACCACCCAAAAATGCAATGCGGTCTAAGAAGATGCAGCATGCATGCGTTCCAAGCACACCCTTTTGAACTTGTGCGCCATCGATGCGTGCGAATGGAAACAGATCACCACCCACATTGTCAAACACCTCAATGGTATTACTGTTGAGCGCATAGACCTCGTTGCGTAGTTTTATCAATGCCACCACAGGGTCTGGATCAACTTCTGAACTGCCGTATTTCAATGGGTTGACAGACAACGGATTAGACAGCTCAGTGACGACCAAATTGGCACCGTCGGTAGTCATGAAATACCCATCCACCCAGCAGAAGTCAAGCACCACGCCAAGGTCTGGATCGGTGTTTTGCGTGAGTGTGGATGCAACTGGGTTCCAAAAATATAGTCGACCACCTGATGCAATGCCTAGCAAGTCGAAGCTGTAGTCCATTGTCACCAGATCAGTGGTTGGCCCACCAACATCGCCCAGAACTGTCACAGCGCCATTACTGGCCACCGACACCAGCTTGGTGCCCATGACTCGGTAGCAGACACCATTCCAGTTGATGCCACCACGGTCAGTGCCTGGTCCTGTGCCATTGGCCACAATGCCATCACCTGGGCGCAGGAATCCATTGCTGATGCCAGATTTCTTTGGCACCGGCATCATGTTGACCGGATAACTGGTGCGCAACTCTGGCGTGTTGTCAGCGTAGATGCCGTTGAGGATTGGGATTTGCATGGCTTACCACTTGACCTTGTTGGCCCAATACGCTGCGCTCATCTTGCCCTTGGCAATGTTCTCAGCGTGTCTGGCCTTGAATGATTCTCGACGAGCTTCGGATGCCTTGGACTCGCCTTCCTTCTTTGGAGACCCAGACACGCCTTGCTGACCAAAGCGAATTGTTTTCACTTGGTCGCCTACCTTGGCCACAACAACATGGCTTTTGGTCGGATGCGATGGAGTGCGCTTGGGCTTGTTGTAGCCCTCGACTCCAATGCGAGCAAGGCGGGTGTCTTTGGTGGCCATGTTAGAAGTTAATGTGAAGTTTGAAGGCTTCCAAGATAACTACATTGTTTGCTGCCGCAGGCTGTGCGGTGAAAGCAAACGTCTGGTCTTGCGTTGCATCTACGGTCAGAACCACATTTGCGCCTGTTGACAAGCCGTGGCCAACTTGGTTGACTGCATTACTTATGATCTGAGAGCTTCCACGGTTGCACATGAGCTTCTGAGCACAGGCACTCTCATTGTTTGCTGCACTAACTGCCATCAAAACACCACCGCCATATGTCATTCCAATATTCTTGGCTGTTGCGCTGTTGGTCAATGTGTACAGCGCATCGATCTCCATGCCGCCTCCAACACCCATTGACCATCCTGGCACTGTGACAGATGCCAGTGTGACCGCTGTGTTGGCCACAGCGACGACTGCGGTGCCATACCAGACCAAGGCAGTCTGTGTTCCAGACTGTGTGCCACTGGTCGTAATGGCTGTACCGCCTGATGATGCAGACACAGTAAAAGTGTTGTCAGACAAAACAGTTTTGACGTAGTAGGTCGTTCCAGCGGACAAGCCTGTTGGCAATGCACCAGTGGTCGTAAATCGAATCGTGTCATTTGCAGAAAGACCGTGGTTTGTCCAAGTAACCACGCCAGGTGCAGCGATGCTGATCGTCACTGTGGAATCAATGTAAGGCAAATCAACGGTAACAGCTGTGCCAGTGGTGTCGGTGTCAAGGTCAGTGACTTCGTAGAAGCCATTTGTGCCAGTGCCGCCAGTCCATGTCACATAAACATCTTCACCAACTGCCACGGCAGCTGTCAGTCCATGAGCGCCAGCGCTATTTAGGCGGACATTGCCAGAGTCGTCATCATAAGTGAGGGTAATGAACGTGGCAGCAGGCTCAACCAAACTAATTGCCTCTAGATTGCCAATCACTAAAGCAGGAAAACTGCGAAGTTGAGGCTGTGCGCCAATGCTGTACTCAACCTGTGCGTTGCGGCTTGAAATGCGCATCACACGATCTTGGGTGTAAGGGCCAAAGGTTTTGGCTGCATTGAACAGGCTTCCAATGGTGGTGTAAATCCACGACTGGCCTGGGTAGGCAGTTTGCAACTGGACAGTGGTTGGCTCGTTGCCAGTGCTGCCAATGCTGATCAATTGGCCTGCTGGAATTGGCAGATCAATCTCGCTTGTGGGTGGTGCTGGTTGAATGAACATGGGGATCTCCTTCAGGTTTAAGCTGCAACAGCCTTAATGACTGCAAAGTTGAAAACAGGCTGCTCGGTAGTTGTGCCGCCAGTTGTGTTGAATGTGATGTTAAAACTTCCAGCAGCCACTGCTGTGACTTTCAGGTCATATAAATCAGTGCCTGATTTTTGGTTCAGGATGATCACATCGGTTGCGGCCACGGTGCTATTTGTCACAGTAAATGTTGCAGCTGTAGCTGAACCTGCTGCGCTGAATAGTGTGATTGCACCAGATGTTTTGTTGATAGTCACACCAGTTGTTCTGCTTGTTCCTTGCGTAACAGCGCCACCAGCTCCAGTGCCATAACCAACGCCAGCCGTTCCTGTCGAAACAATTGTTCCTGTGGCTGTCAAACTTGTGCCAGTAGCTGCTCCAATGTCTGGCGTGACCAATGCTGGACTGGTTGCAAATACCAAAGAGCCTGTGCCTGTTTCATCTGTGACAGCAGCACGAAGATTTGCAGAACTTGGGCTGTTCAAAAATGCTTGGATTGCTGCGTTGTAACCAGATGTTTCATTGGTAACGTTGTACCAAGAATTTGTTGCTTGGTAAAACCTGTAGCAAATTGCAGCGCCAGCACTCAGCGTAGAAACAGCACCAAAAATAGCCGCTGCGCCATTCAGAGCAATTGTGAAGCTGGTGATGGTCTGCGTGCTTGTGATGAGCACCTGTGTGCCATCTGGCACACCTGTGTTTAATGGAAGCGTCACTGTGCCTGCGGCCAGAGTTCCAGCAGGCTGAATGATCATCCATTGCTGCTCACTGGTTGGTGTTGGCACTGTAATGTTGAAGCCGGTGCCTGGCGTATACAGGTTGGTGGCCACAGTTGGGGCTGCAAATGTCTGCTCAAAGTATTGCAGCAGCTGCGTGATCGAGACCTTGCGAGCATCGCCATTGTTGGAGACATAAACAGGAAGCAGATCACCGCCAGAGACTTGGCTGATGCCTGATAGTTGATTGATGGTTGGCATGATTGTGTTTCCTCAGTTGAATTCGAGTGGGCCATCTTGACCGGCCAAGACTGGATCGACAGGTGGACGGATGAAAGGATTGTCGTATACGCGCCAAGGCTTGTTGCCTGCGCCTGCTGGCATGGTGCTTGGCAGTTGTTGCTCCATTGGCATGGCTGCGCGTGACAGCAGTGTGTTGTAGGACTCCTTGGCCGTGGCTTTGGTGTCTGGCATGACCTGCTTGCCATAACTTGGGGCCAGCTTGATGGCCAAGTTTGTGTAGATGGCCTCATTGGATGAGTCAGGCACATTGGTCTGCTCATCCAGATCGCTGTCTTGAGGACTGGATGGCAGTGGGTAACCGAGGCGAATGCCAAGCGCATTCCATGCTGCGATCATGGTGTCGAGCCTGCGCAGGGCAGATTGCAACTGCTCAGGGGTCAGATCAAAGACGTAGGAGGCTAGGCCAATTTCCTCGAAGGCCTGTGTGACGAATTGGCGCTTTGTCCATCCCATGTCATTCTCCTGTGTTCTCAGACAATCTGTCTTGGATCAATTGTCCCAGTTTTTTGTCTTTTGTGCGACCATCAAAGCGAATTCCAAGTTCTGTGGCCTTTGCCTCCAGTTCTTCGCGGGTTGGCGCTGCGTCCTCATTGATAGGCTCTGGCTCGATAGCTGGGACTGGCACTGGTTCGGCCTTGACCTGCTCACGCCAGTCGAGTGGCTTTGCTGGCTTTTTCTTCTTCATGGGCTTAATGGCCCACTTTGGCTTTGGCTTTTTGAAGCCATCAGCGTTGTCTCCTGCGGCTTCAATTGCTTCAGCAGACGATAAAAACCAGCCTGTGGCCAGCTTTTCTTTAAGTTCTTCTTGCGTTTGTACGCTGTCAAAATTGTATGTTCCGCCACCAGGCTTGCGTTGTTGGCCTGGGCTTCGGTAGATCATTGCTGGGAATGATGTGCTCATTTTTTGGCTTTCATGGGCTTGGCTGTCTTGGCTGCTGCTTTGAAGTCTGCGGCTGTGGGTGCGCCTTTTGCACCGACTTTACGCATGCGCTCAGGTGTCTTGCCTGCTGCCTTCTGTGCCGCGATACGGTCACGCTTGGCATTGATGTTGGCATAGAGACCGGCCTTCATTTCATTGCCTTCTTGGGTGCTTTGCCTGGCTTACCTGCGGCCTTGGCTGCTTTGGTGGCCACGTTCAATGCGATGGCCACAGATTGCTTTTGAGGCTTTCCTGACTTCATTTCCTTGGCAATGTTCTTGCCGATGGATTTGCTTGAGTAACCTTTTGTCAATGGCATGGTGCGCTCCTTTGAATGAAGAAAGAAGAAGGGGCCGAAGCCCCTTCCCCCCTAGATCAGCTTAGGGCTGATTGAACAACAAGATGCCGGACATTTCAGGCTGCTTGTTGACCACACCAAACAGTGTGTCCAAGCGATACTTGATTGTCATGCTGTCGATGTCGTAGAACTTCTGCATCACCAGCTCCACGCCCTGGTCGGTGGTAGCACGCATCACTGCGGTGCCAGCATCGGATGGGACTGCGTAGCGGCCAGGCAAGATTTCCAACGAGTCACGCTGCCAGAACACGTTGATGTTCGAGGCTGCGGTGTTGAGCCAGTTGATGTTTGCAGCAGCAGCAGGAGTAACGATAACGTTCTTGTACTGTGCAGATGCATCGCTTGCAACTTGGTTGGAGATAATGCCAGGGCTGATCACCATTTGGGTGCCGTTGGTGATGCTGATGACACGGAATGTCTTCAGTTGACCAGTGGACTGCTTGGTGATGTGGTGCACAGCAACCACGCCATCGATCGTGAAGCAATCACCAGCAGCGATGCCAACAGTGTTGGACACTGTGACGGTCTGATAGCGGTTGTCAACGTTGATCTGGCCGCCCACGGATGTGGAGGTGGCCTGTGGCACGAGGTAGTTGCCAGCAGCGTTCTGCGTGTCGATGGTAGTGACACCACCAGCTGCCGCAGCGATGCGGTTGGCGTAGTCGAACTTGTAGGTGTCGAAGCCTGCGACCATGCCGACGAAGTTGCGCTCGTAGGCTTTGTCAGACTTGGCGTTACCGAATGAACGGCTTGCCTGAGACAAGTTACCAGCCAGACCGTTGTAGTCGCGG